AATCTTCAAGTGTTATTTTTTCATCTTCTTCGACAAAACCAACTCCATTGATTGAATCCCTAAATTCGATTGTCGCGCCTTCTAATAGGTATGACTTATTGAGGAAACGGAGCAGTTTGTATATTGAGCCCGATTCAGAACATTTTTTACAGTCCCATCTTTGAGTTAATTTTGATATATAAAAATGCTGAGCTTTCCCACAAAAAGGACAGTCGCAAATGTACTGTCCTCTTGTGTTCAACTTGCTGTTAACAAGTAGCCCCTTTAAATCTGAATCGTCTATTTTATTCATTTGTTTCTTTTCTCAGTTAATCCTCTCTTCCATCCAGCGGGTATTTCTTCATCTTTACCCAAAGATGAATTTAAAATGCCATTAGTTATTCTAATCTTACCAAATAATGGATTTTTATTTCCCGTCATAGAATTAGACATTTTTATTTTAGAATTTTCACTCCAAGTTTTACCTGTGAAATGTGCGGATAACTTTAATTTTGTTTCTTTTGTGTGTGTTTTGCCTAACCAAAGTTGTTTCCCTTTCATTAAATCGGATTGCGATTTGTTATGTTCTAAACTCCAATGGTTTCCATAATTCCAGTGTTTATCACCCGCTTGTTTTCCCTTATTAGATTCGGAATTTAATGATTTGGTTTCTTCATCCCAATGTTTCCCGAACATGTGGTGTTCGGTTCCGCAATATTTACCTTTTCTAGATTTTGAAATTTTTATACGGACTGAAGTTAATCTAGACATAGACCCCATTCCGAAATTATTGGCAGTTCCTGGTAATATGTTATATCCTAATTTACAAGAATCGTATTTCCTTATGTAATGTTCTTCCAACTTATCAATTACTTTTTGGTTATCAACTTTGATATAATGCAAAACTTCTCGTTCAAAATTAACAATAAATTTCCTTCCAAACAATTTTCTGTATTTGCTAATAATTAATGATAACTCGGAACCGCTACCCAAGTAATTAGAATCAAGCGTTTTTTGATTTTTTATCCTGTGCTGTCCAATGTATATTTTCCCATCAGGCAAATGTGTTGTTTTATATATTATTGCTATAACCATAACTCGGACTGTTTGATATATAATACTTGCTAAATATATTTAATCATTCCAGTCTGCATTTAACGTCTTTTTACGGTCGTAAAATCTCGAAAACGAGAAATTATTATATATGAATATGGGGTCTCCGTTCTTGTAATCTCTTAATTTATCTGTATTTAATCTCATCATTTCTTCTTTGGCTTCATCCCGAGTTTGATTTATCGTTATGAAAATATCAAACGGTCTTATTTTTCCACGGTCTTCTGATAAGTTGGAACGAGTTATCAAAAACGCTGGGTCATTACGTTGTTCTTCCGGAATGGAGTTACTTTGAGTTGCGGTATGCACAACGGCATTAAATTCCATCGCCAATTGTTTCATGCCCTTTGCTAATTTAGCTTGTCTGAACCGCTCTTCACTTGGAGAATAGTTGTGACCATCGCCGACTTCAAGAAGTTCTAAATAATCTATAATTACAACATCAATTTTACCATAGGCTTTCTCCATTTCCTTTAACTCGCGGTGAACATCAACCAATGTTTTAGCGTTGAAGCTTTCTTCGGAAGAAACCAATATGTCGGACTTGCGGAGTTTCTTGATAATCTTCTTTGATATCTCCATCCGTTTATCAGATATGTTACCAAGCTTGACATCTGAATATAAGGTACCCGTCCAAGCGGCATCGTACCTATTTAAGCATTGCTCCCTCGTGCCTTCTAATTGAAAGTGTGCTACTCTGTGACCGTTACGCGCGGCTGCTACTCCAACGCTTACTAAACATTGAGATTTTCCGGAGCCTGAATCTCCTAACCATAATACACATTCCCCTGTTTCCGGACCGCCAAACTGACCTCCCAACCTGTAATCAAGTTCATCAATATTAGTGGGAACCTTAAAACGAAAATTGTAGTCTTCAGATTTACGTTTTGTTTGGCGTTCTTCAAAATCATTAAAAACAGCTTCAAACTTTGCATTTTGGATACTAAATTTAGCTATGTCGTCGGCGTACTTTATTAACAAGTCATATGACGCATCTTTTTCTCCTCTATTATAAGCTTCAACTATTTTATCGTTAGCCTCAAGAAATTTCATTTGTTTAATGTATCTCTCAAAAGTCTCGACTATCAGTTCAGCTTCATTTTCGTTGGTAGGTTCAAAATCTTTTATTTCTACTATTTTATTGAGTATGTCTTCATCATCAATAAATTCTTGTTGCAGTTGACCTATCGTTGGCACCACGCCCGTTTTATCATACCGTTTAGATATCCATTGCCACATTTTCTTCTCAGACTCCTCTTGCAGGTAAGAATATTTCAGATATTGCTTAGCAATATCCATTATGGTGCGTTTCTGAAGTGCTACAGCCAATAACTCTACAATAAAATTCTCAGCCAGTTTATTATTCGCCATATCCCCTTTTTATATATACTTTATTGTATTCTTGTTTTAATAGTAATTTGCATTCGTTCTTGTTGGAACACATCACACAAAAGGAACTTTTATGGAAGTACAACGTTGTAGTTGCTATGCACCATAAAAATCCTCGGTCGGTGTTTAAATGTAAAGCTTTTTGTTTTTCTTCCCTTTGAATCAGGGTGACGACAAGTTCGTTAATCTTAGAGTTTTTCTTAATAACGTTGATGCGATGCCGGATTTTTATACCCGCTCTAGTCATAAAGACATTCGTTTCCATAGAGCACATATTCCAACGCTTTATAGCACTGGCTCCAAATATCCAACTAATTCGTACACGACGGGAGTAATCAATGTCAGATCCGTCATTAAACCAGCTCTGCATCCCATACTCAAGAAACTTCCTTATAAAGTCTTCTCCTATCTCGTCGCCAAAATAATCCATAAAATTATTGAAGCTGTTTACGTCGTTATCATTACATTTTAGCGGGTGTTTGTTTTTTGTGATTTGTTCTAGTAACTCAATTAAAGTATCAACCGCGTACCTAAATAATTTTTGTCTTCTCTTATTCATTTTTATATTCTAAACCATTTAGCTATCCAACGTTCAAGTGTGGGGAAACAATCATCAACTGAAGTGTCTAAAATTCCGACTTCGTCTTCCCCGATTGCCTTAATATAAGTATTTAACCTTGTTTCGGAATGTTCGCTAAAATACAGCGAATATACGTCAAAAAAATCGATTATCAGGCTTCTGTCTTTAGTAGCGGTTGTTCCTAAAACACGCCCTTTCTTTTGTATTGTGTTCGCGTCTTCCAAACCTCCGTCTACATTTATCAATACTTCAACCTCGCTTACCGTTACCCCCTTTTTGAATATTCCGGAAGCTAACAAGAATCCGCCGCTTTCCTTCAAGAAGTTATTTTTTGCTTCTTCGCGCTCTTCGGTTTTAGTACCGCCGTGTATAAACTTAATGCCGCTTGCTTTGGAAATCTTTTTACCATGTTCAATACTCTGAAACAATATCAATGTCTTCAAATTTAAGCGTTTCAATATGTCTATAACGTGAAACAATGCATTGTTGCGTATCACATTTTCGAATATTATCTTTTTGCGATATTCGTTGTAATCGGTATTGTCCTCCATTTCAGCCCCGTAATCAACTTGGTTATGGTCTAATAGCAGCATGAATACTTTATAGTCGCTCAATACCTTTCGGTCTCTTAATGTCGATTCTTTAATAGTGTAAACTATTCCGCCTGACCAAGCCTGAAGTTTTAAATTTTGAATAAACGAATTAGCACGGTATGGAGTTGCTGAAAGGCAAAGCAAATAATCAATCTTATGACATTTCTTATAAATAGACAATCTTGTGTCTGAACAGTTGTCGTGTATTTCATCGATGCAAAGAAATTTCAAATGTTTTAAATACTCCAACATCTTTTTCTTTTTTGCCTTGTCTTTGCAACGCGTCGATACCGCTTGTTGAACGGTTTGAATCATAGCCACTGTAACTAAATGATTCGTGTCTATTCTGCCAGCCCGTATTTCCCCAATTTCAATACCGCCGTATGGCTCAAAAAACTCCTTTATATCTCCAACGGCTTGACTGAACAACACATCTGTATCGACAATAAATAAAAACTTATCGGTTGGGTTGTTGTTATTAAATATCCGTATTATTTCTGAAGCGATGAAAGTTTTACCGCCTCGGGTTGGAACTACAATGATGCCAAATCTTTTCTCAAAAAACGCTTCAACTGCTTCAGATTGGTGGTCATATTTTCCCGACATACGAGAATCAATAACCGTTCCCGTTGGAAGTGTATATTCATAATTGTATAAATCGTACGTAATGTCGTTTTCTTTTAAATAAGCCTCCAATACGCTCAACATTCCAATCTTAAATGTATAAATACGCTTATCAAACATTTCGCTGTATTTCTTAGCGGCGTATGGGTCGGGGTTTTTGAACGAAAGTGCTTTCCCAACGTGTTTCAACCCAATCTTAGTTGATTTAGCAAAACTGAACTCAAAATTACTTATTCTTTCAATGGTCACAATGGGCTGTTTCATTTTCTTAATATTTTACAGGAGGAAGGATAAAGAAGAAGACCACCCCCTCTCCCCTCTTTGGGTTACTTTTACAGTATGAAAGTCGTGAGTTGTTAATAGACCACCCCTTGTTCAGACCGAAACAGAGCTCACACGTTAGACTTAAACTTTGAACTAAAAATGTTGATTTTAAAGCATCCTACGCAAACTTGAAAGCTCTTTCATATAAGTAGTTGAACGCAGATAGAAAGTTTATTAACAAAAAGAGCGGGCATGAATAGCTCGCTCTTTTAAATGATAAGTAATCAAGTTTTATATTAAGTTGGTGCCGTCCCATACATAACTCAAATTGTTGTATACATAAATTGTACCGCTGACTGGCGTAACCCCGTCGTCGAACAAAAAATCTCCATCTGGGCGTATTATGGAATGAATATTTTTATCGGCTACCGAAAAATATTTATCTCCCAATTGTAGAGCGCGTGGGTCTGGTTCTTCGCCTGTTATTTGAATCAATCTAACTGGAGGATTAACGTAACCCAAGAATGGTTGCAATTCCCAACCCTCAAATATTTTTGAGTAAAACCCATTATTAGAAAATGTTGGGTCTCCTTTCACTGAAACGATTTCTCCGTAATTAATATCCAACCCGTCTACACCAATTGAGGATAATGAATCTGCTTGCATATCTGACTTTAAAGCGTATGTTTTTCTCACGTTTAAAGTTCTTGTGTAATTGTTAGTTTGATAAACAGCGGTAACATTTGTTTCAAAAGTCTTAACTTCCCAATATTTTGTATTCCACATGAGTATTGCTATAACACCTGAATCAACAGGAGTCGTAATAGTTATCTTGGAACCGTTTACATCATGGAAATTAGCAAATGTAATTGTGCTGCCTTTGCCGACTCCAGATATGTAACTCACCCTCGAAGTATCGGGTTGTATTGGGATTGTATTAGCAATAGCAAAACCTGTTAACGAAGACTGAGTCGCCAATTCCAAACCGCGGATGTAATCTAACATGCTCAAAGCATACGCTTGTTCACTTGCTGGAGTTATTTCAGTTCCAACTGGCCTGCCTAACAAAGCGGCTATTATTAAATTTTTGGTATCAATATATCCAGACATAATTATTTTGTTTTAAGAATAAGATTCTTTTTGATAATTTGGGTCAAAATTTTCACTTTCAATTAAGTCGTATTCTAAAATAAATTCAACTTCTTCACCCGTATTGTTTATTGTTTTAGCCTTATATTCGGCAAATAAAACCTCATCTGTTTTATTGCTACTTTTTTTAATCAACCTTTGTACCCAAATTCCTATTGCCCCGCCTGACAAAAATGGCTCGTCGTTATTAGTCAAAGCAACAGAGTTATCAGCTTTGTTTTTATACTCCCCGTCGAATTGCAATACTAATTCACCGTCCGTTATAAAGGAGCATGTCTCAGGCACTGAAATAACCATCTCGTCCGTGCGTTCAATCCTCATAGTATCATCCGTTAACCGCTTAACCGTATAATCTGTATCTTCAAGAGCCGAGTCAATAGCACTATAAGTACCGTACATCCCTTCGGAAATAGATTCACACATTACATCAAACGGATACAATACAAAAGATTCACCTACCGCCGCAGGTTTGACTATTTTTAAATTTACCCCCGCTCTATAAAACGCGGCTGAAAAGAACTCTGCCTGTATTGGTTCTTGATATCTGCTAGATATTTTCTCCATAAATAACTCATTCCCCACAGGAACCGCAGCCACTTTAAACTCGGCTAAATTAGTGTCGTCACCAATAATTTTCAAAGTCACGTTTTTTACGGGAAAATCAAACTTATTAACCAAACAAATTCCAATAGTTTCTTTTTGTCTTTTTTCGATTGTCAAAGAAGATATTAAATCAAATAAAACATTCACGGCTGCATTGGGAACGGGAGAAGAAGAAACAAATCCGCCAAGGCTCCTCATTGGGTCTGTTTGAGGAAATTCTCCTCCAGACTTTACGAGTGAAGAGGACGAGCCTGTTAAGTATATCATCATAATTTTATGAGTATTGTCGGGTTGTTGTTATTTTGTTTATATTAATCGCAAAAGAAGATTCTGACAAAATTTCAGTATCGTTCAATAAATTTTTGAAATTAGCAATGCAAAATTTTTGTAAAATTGTTTTCACATTACCTATTAACCTATAACGCAACGATATTGTGCTTTTACCGTAATCGACAGGCACTGATATGCGATTATAAATGTTATCAATGTTGAGTTTGTAGTATGCAGGGTGTGCTTGACCAGATACTGAAACTTCAAACTCAATTTCGTCAAAATCAGGTATGATAACAAAATCATTTTCTGTGTCAGAAATAAAAGAAGAGTCCATATCAGGAACCGATAAATCTTTGTTGGCATTGGAAATTATTTTTGCTCGCTTCATGTTTGAGCGATTCAACAAAATCCAACCGTTGAACATATTATCAGGTATGGAGCCAACTCCTAAATAATTGCAACCGCCCGTTATGCGAAACGTGTTATTAGTTGACAATGGAAAGAATGAGAACGAAGATATCTTGTATCCATGTTCAATTGAAATCAACAATTGTCTTTCAGAGTGAATAGCCGCGTCTAATATGCTAACAATGGGGTTAAGTGAATTTTTATTTGCGTTAGCTGAATCGTTAAAAACCGAAATTCCTCTAAGATCTTTTATCTCCAAGACTCCGTTTTGATATTCAGTTTGGGCTAAAAAATATTGGTCTTCAGCTAATATTGGAGCGACGTCTGATACTAGTTCTATAATAGAACAAGAGTCATATTCGTATATCAGTTCATCGTCGTTTATTTGTTCAGATCCTGGTGTAAACGTTCCGATTGCGCTGTACCTCAAATTATTTTCAGGAGCAAACGCCCCGCTTAATATAGCAGAAGTGTCTGAAATAACTTTCAAGACTTCATAATCGCTAACATTCAGATTTGAATTTAATCTTACTTTATTGGGGAAATTATTTCCGCCGCGTAGAACTTCTGTAAAATTAGTTCCAACTCCCGTTAAAGAACCATTTGCATTTACGCTTACCGAACCAGTTTCTAAATTTGTTGTTTTGTATTGAGCAACGAACCAATGTTTGAAACCGTCGGTTGAAACTATGACGCTAATAGAATTAGACAGCGTTATTAAATTAAGTTTGGAATCAACAGCAATTCCAGGATTGAAAGTTATGGAATTTACATTACCTAACGATTTAGTTGCCTTTAGATAAGTATTTTTAGAGTCTCTAACAACTCCAAAAGATTTTATCATCGCCCCTAGAATTTTCAGATATCCGTTCTCTTTCATAAAGCTTTGGAGCTTGTTTAACTCACAAGCTTCAAGGAACAAATCGGGACTTATTTTTAATCTTGACATATCTATAAATCTTTCTTATTAATACTTGTTAAATGTATATTGTTATGTTATTCAAATTATAAGGCAACAGATATTTGTTAGATATAAATGTTATTTGTTCATCCGTCAAGCCCTTGTTATTATTCTTAGCGAATATATAAAACAAATTATATGATTGTATAAACCCATTGCTTTTAGCATTGGCATCTCTGCTTTTCATAGGAAGTATATTAGTACCCCAAACTAGAGGTCTAACTTTGTAATTCCAGATGGAAACAGCTCCTCCCGCGTTGCTGTCAATCTGAATAAAGGGCAACATTGATTTCACAAACTTGTTATTGAAATATAAATTGTTACCAATATTCAAATTGTTTGTGTAATTGTCTTTGTTGACTGAGGAATAACAATGTATTATTCCTCTAACATTATACCATACATCGTTTCTAAAACCAGATAGTGGAGCATCAAAGAACAAGTCGGTGATAGAATCGCCGTTTGGAGTTATGAACGCGTCAACTAGTTTGTTTTTTAAATTATCAAATCCTTCTACTCCAAAAATTAGTTTATCGTTTGGTTGTAGATTTCTTAATTTAAAACTAAATGTTATTTCGTAATCAATGGAGCTGCTAACTTTTATGAGATAGTTTGAAGCGTCTTCTGACATAGAAGTTCTTCCAATGCCACATTTACCGCTATCGGATGATAATATCAAAACTCCTTTTCCTTCTAAAAGACTCACGCTAACATTGCTGTTTTCAGTGACGAAGTAATTGTTGGCATCTACAAAGTCAGCCGTATTTTCTTTTGTTTTGTTTAAAGAGTTTACTCCATTAATCCCCCTATACAACGGAGAACTATTACCAACAACCCAACCCATTTTAGTTTTAGGTAGTTTTGAATTTAACAGTTCGTCATTCGTGTTTGAGTTTAATACTCTTCTAAACTCACCATCTATTGGCATAACTTTAGAGTTGCTATATAGCTCACCTTTGCTTTTGAACACCAACGTTGTCCCGCGTTTGCGTATTTCGTCGTACAAATGGTATGATAAATATTGAAGGTCTTCTAAGGTAATGTTTGATTCATCAAAGTACAAATTGTTTTGTCGGACGTTTTCTTTCATCAAATCTATGTCCGAATTAAAATTTTCAAACCTTTTTGAAAAACGTATAACCAACGAAAAAAATTTAGATATTGAAGAAAACAAGGAGAGATAATCGGCGTCAACCTCTTCGTCCCTATCATCCCCCCTTGTTATATAACAGGGAATAATACCCCTAAAATACAACTTCTTCAAAAGATTTGCACTAACAACTTCAGTCAATGAATCGTTTAGTATATTTTTGAATATACTGGAATTTGTTACGACAAATTCATCAACTTTAGGTGCTTCCATGGTGTGTGATTATTACTTTTTCTTTTTAGTTTTATCTGCCTTTATATCAGATTTAGACACTTCTTTTTTCTCCCAATTTTTTGCATCAAAGAAGAACGACAATACGGCTGATTCATCAACGCCTAATTCTATAGGGATAATGAAATTCTTGTCATCTACAGTAACCGCTTGCACTAATTGCTTTTTGTCGATTACTTCAAGAACCACGTTGCGATTTTCTTGCATTGATTCATCGTAAACCGCCCTTAATTTGTCGTATGATTCTTTGTCTTCTTTTGAAAGCAACGCAACGGAAAGTTTAAAATCGTAATCTTCTTTTTTGCCAGCTGATTCAGCAGCCTTTTTCTTTTCGTTGGCTAATTGAATAGCCTTATCTTCTAACTCGATAAGTTCCGGATCTGTACACTTATTTATCAATTCAACTTCTTTAGACAGTATTTCCAAATTTGATAATAAACCCAAATTAAGATGCAAATTTTTGATTTTGTTTCTCTTACAATAATTAAGAAGTTCTTGTACGTTTTGATGTACGATTTTTATTTCTATCAATTTCATTTTTATTCAGCGATGATTGTACAATCGCTATACTCTGGGGTTGTTAATAAATATGTTTCGCAATTTGTTTTCAAGTCTCCCGTTAGAAAATACTTATCAAACGGATTGATTTGTTCAGGAGTTGGCATAGGCGGAATATTAAAATTCATTCCTTGACCTACTGAATAGTGCCTATCTGGGATAATCGAGCCCAAACCTTGTTCTTTTACTTCCTTATTTAGATAAGTACGAACGTTGAAATTTACGGTTTTGCCCACATAATCAATGTTAGCATTGACTACTTCTATGCAAGCCGCGTCGGTGATGACTCCGTTTTTGAAGTCCATTGCTGTTTTGAGTGACATAATTTTTTATTTTTTAATAATTGTTTAAATCGAAACTTGTCGTTAAGGATGAGTCTCCATAATAGTATGTTATATCGACAACAGGGCTACCTGTAGCGGACTCATAGGTTTTCCCCGTTGGGGCTAATTCAACTATTATTGAACCATTAGCAGGTATTGTAACGTTTGTTGAATCTAAACCGCCAAATGTAGACGCATCAGCCATTGTTGCTGTAAGGTATAATGTTACATCATAGTTATTTGTATTTTCAAATAGTATCTTTAAACTATCCATAAATACAGTGTAATTACCGTATCCGCCGAATGCAATGATTTTGCTATTGAAACTTACATTTATAGCTCCTAACACAGTTCCTCCGCCGCTTCCTATTATGGTTATTGTAGTAGGCAATGCTGGTAACAAGTAAAATGTCCCGTAGAAGGTAGAATTTTGATTAAAGTACAATAAGCTATCATTTGCTTGACCTGAATGACTGAATAAAACAGGAACTATATGCCAATCTCCCAACCCTAAATCGCTCAAAATATTAATGTTCAATTGTGAGTAATCTCTTATGTCAGATATTTTATAAAGATACCCATTGCTTGTGTTAGCCCAATTGTTCACCAATATAAAACCGACATCTAAAACTCCTACAGCCGTTTTTGCGAATAGAAACTTATTAAAGTTTGTTAGGTAAGATACTTCAACTCCCATATTGAAAGTCCTGTTATTACCATATTCCACGCTCGCCCCTCCTCCGTTCATTACTAACGTGAACCAATTAGTTGCAGCGTGATTATAGCCTCTAAAATCTCCCAGTCGGAAAGGTGAACCTGCTCCGCCTTGCGGTTTATTATAAGTCCATTTTGTACCTGATATTAAAGCATTGATTAAATCAAGAGGGCTAGAATATGTCGGGATTGTAAATCCATCATCAATAGCAAAATAATCGGCTTCGACTAAACCGCTTAATTTATTAAAAGAAACTGGTTTGTAAAAGCTCCATTGGTTTACATTTGACGCAACGCATAAACTTCCGACATCGCTAATTGACCTGCCCAGTGCACTGTTTACTGTAGATATGCTTACATTTGTTGTTCCTATACTCATTTTAATTGCCTTCTAAAGTGTTTATTTTCGCTGTGAGTCCTTGAATTGCACCGATCAGATAAGGTATTAACTTGACATAATCAACACTTAAATATTCATCATTATAAACTGTATGTACCAATTCAGGAAGTACTTCTTTTAATTCCTGTGCAATTAATCCAACATCTTTTTTATCTGTTTTATTTGAATTTAATTCTTTTGCTTTCTCATTCCAATTGTATGATACAGGATTTAGTTGGTTGATAATATCTAATGAATTACCTATTGATTTAATATTACTTTTCAATCTTTTATCTGATGCAGAATAAGCAGTGATTTCACCTGTTGCTTGAATATTCCCACTTATAATTGCACCTGCTCCAATAAATCTACCATTTGAAATAATATCACCTTTTGCCCCTATTGAACCGTTTCTTGCATTAATATATACTGTTCTTGTACCATCTCCATATATATTTCCCGCACTGCCTATAAAACCAATACCTTGCCAAGATTTAATGTCTATGTTGCAATTATCATAACTTGCATCATCCCCAGTTCCAACATATACCCCAGTACTATTAGCTACAGTAAACTGTGTTGCTTGTATTGAACCATTAAATTTAGCTGATCCAGATTCTAATGAAAATTGTATTTGTTTAGAGCCATTATAACCCATATATAATGAGTGTCCATATCCAGGAATATTATTATATGTATAACCTAAACCATATGCATTTGCAACAGATGCCCAACTATTTCCAATTGTCCAAATAACTTTATCAGTTGTGCCATTTTCATCATAATCACCACACATTGCAACAGGTGATGTTGTTTTAAAATATGTATTGGTTGTTACTTTTGCTGTAAATTCCCCAGAACCTATAAATTTATGTCCATAACCAGTTTGAGTTGGTATATATTCAAAATTACCATTAGTGTTATTTCTACCAATAGTCATACTATATGTGGAATTACCAACTATAATATTATTTGCTGTTAAATTTCCATTTGCACTTACATTTGATGCAAATGTTGCTGTTTTATCACTATTCAAACTTAAAACTCTATCGCTCTCTTTATCACCTGAGTCACCAACATAGAATTTTATATTTCCTGATGATTGTTTTGCAATTATAGATAGTTG